CCTTCGTAGAGGGTCTGTCCCACGAGGAGCGGGCGAAGATCCTGGAAGGCACCACCATCACCGTCTTCTACGACGGTGGTGAGGGTGCCGACTGGGAGGACAACTACGCCATTCGTGTGCTGAAGCAGTACTCGGAGGAGACGGGGCTCCTCCAGGTCTGGTGTACGACTGGCGGCCTGCGGACGATCCACAAGGACCGCATTACGCGGATCCGCCCGAGCACAGGAGACGACCTCTTGCTCAGCAAGCTCACCACATCCCAGATCATGGCGATGGTTGCTGACGGAGGCGGACTCCACGGCAAGAAGAAGAAGTAACAGCCAGCCCCTACCTACTCGGTGGGGGCTGCGCTATACTGTCCCGGCAGCACCAGCTACGACATACAATCATAGGAGCAAGATCATGGCGACCCCAGCCCAGGCCAAGTACCTCCAGGCTCTCCTGCGCGAGCGCAACCTCGATGCCAGCCCCAAGTTCTACGCTGCCACGCAGGCCATGAGCCCGGAGGAGGTGGACGAGTACATCGCCACTATGCGGCGCACGGCGGAGACCCTTACCGTGGCGCAAGCGTCTGCTTGGATCGACGCGCTCAAGCGGCTGCCGCTCCGCGACGTTCCCTCCGGAGCCGACCCGGACGCTACCCCTGCGAGCCGGAGCGAGCTGTACAATGTCGCGACGCGCGATGGCCGTCGCTACCTGGAGACGCCGGATGGCCGGCTCATCCCCGAGGGCAGCTATGCGCTCGACACCAGCGACGACGACCGTTACATCAACGACGTCACGTTCTTCAAGCTGTGGCTCGGCACGCGCAGCCCGCGAGCCTGGGGGCTGCGGATCGTGCATGGCCCGGACGAGTCGCGGATCGGCCGCGCGTCGAAGATCGTTGACCGTATCGCCGAGGACCCGGCTCTGGCGGCTGCGCGGTTCGGCCACGAGATCGGCCGCTGCGGTGTGTGTGGCCGGCAGCTTACCAACGACGAGAGCCGTGCCCGTGGGATCGGGCCGGTGTGTGCCGAGCGTAACGGCTGGTAGATGGTCTTGACTTGTGGGAGAGGGTACTTACACCTCTCCCACAGTCGTAGTGGCTCCTAGCCCACGCTAGGCACCTATAACGCAATCGTAGGAGCAGTGGTGGCCAACAGCGCCAAGGAGATCAAGCAGTTGATCAAGCGGCTTCAACATGACGGCTATATCGTCCAACCCAAGCGGCATGGATGGATGATCCGTCGCGCGGGCAGCCCAGACGGAGTGATGATCCATCGCTCCGCTCCGGACTATCGTACACATCGAAACTACCTTGCGGATCTCCGCCGGGTCCTGGAATGGGAGGGTTAGATGGCGACTTGTCCTAGATGTGGAAACAGGCTCCACCCCCGGCGAACCAAGGACGCTCGCGAGCACTGGGGCGACCCGGTGTACATCGTGGAGGCGTGTGTGTCAGCTGAGTGCCATTACTGGCGGTCGGGGTTCCAGGTGGCCTATCCGCAGGTCCACGACGCAGTCATCCCCAACGACGAGAATCTGAAGGGATTCGGCGGTCGTCGTAAGCGTTAGTGGTAGGATCGTGCCTCGCGCGCGCGTACGCATACCCGAGGCCCAACCACTCTCTAGGCACAAGTCCTCGAGAGCGCGTAGCGCGTACGCGCGAGCGAGGTGCTCTGGTTGGAGGGGTGGCTTCGGGGGCGTGCGTACGCGCGAGCCCGCGCGTAGGGCAGTAGCCAACGCGATGACGATGCAGTATCATTCGCGCATCGCGAACACGACTTAGGACTTACGATTCTGATGAGCAAGGTTTACGCCGAGATCTTCGAGCTGCCCCGGTCCAAGCGGATCGGGGTGAGCTTCCCGTACGACAAGGCTGACATCGCAACGATCAAGGCTGTTCCTGGACGCAAGTGGAACCACGACCACAAGGTGTGGATGGTTCCGTTGTCGCTGGAGACGGGGCGGCTGCTGCGCGGCCTGTTCGGTAGCAGGCTGGTGCTCGGCCCAGCGCTCAAGGCGTGGGGGCAGCAGGCCATCCGCGCCGAGCGCAACCTCGGACGACTGGCCACCGCTGACGACGCCGAGCTGCACAACGTCCCGGCCAAGATGGCCGACTGGTTGGACGCCGCGCAGCGAGCCAACGTGGCCTACCTCGCCGAGCGCAACGCCATCGAAGGCAGCCAGCCCGGTATCGGCAAGACGGAGATCCTGATCGCGACGGTGCTTGAGGCTGAGGTGAGCGGTCCGGTGCTGGTGTCGGCTCCGGTGACGACGCTGCAGATGACATGGGAGCTCAGGATCAAGCGTTGGATCCCCGATGCCATCGTCCTGACCGGAGAGACCCTCAAGCAACGCGAGACCGCTGTGGCCGAGGCCGCGCGGCTGGCAGCCGAGGGGCGTCAGTTCTGGCTGTGTGTCAATCCGGAGATGATCAGGCTGAAGCGCGACCGCACTGCTGAGCCGGCCATGTCCAATGGGAAACTGCAGCACCCGCTGGTGGCGCCATACCCCGAGCTGCACGCGATCAGCTGGGGCGCTGTCATCATCGACGAGTTCCGCAAGGTCGGACTCTCCAATCGCCGGACGCAGGCGCATCAGGGCTTCAGCCAGCTCCACACCGAACGTCGCTGGGCGCTGAGCGGGACGCCTATGGGTGGCAACCCGATGAACCTCTGGGGCACGCTCAACTGGATCGACCCGCACGAGTACACCAGCCAGTGGCAGTGGATGGAGCGGTGGATGGAGTCTGAGGACAACCACTGGGCCGCATCTGGCAAGACGTTCCTCCCCAAGATCAAGGCTGGCATGGAGGACGAGTTCTACGCATCGCTGGCGCGGCACATGGTCCGTCGAACGCGAGCCGAGACCCGGACCAACGCTCCGCCGCGAGTGCACGACGTGTGGTGTAAGATGCGTCCGTCGCAGGCTCGTCAGTACCGTGACTTCGACAAGACGATGGACTCCAAGCTCGACTCTGGTGCGCGGATCACCGCTGAGAACCACCTGTCTGCCTACCTCCGGCTGAAGCAGATCGCTTGCTGTGAGATCGAGGACATCGACGGCAAGGTGACCTACCGTAACGATATGTCTGGGAAGATCGACCAGCTCATGCAGCAGCTCGAGATCCGAGGGATCACTGGCGGAGCGGACGAGGACGGTGATGAGAAGGTCGTGATTGCCGCTCCTGAGAATCAGCTCCTGGCTGCGGTTGAGGCTCGTCTGTCTCAGGCTGGCATTGAATACCTCACCATCACCGGGAAGCAGAAGCCCAGCGAGCGTAACGCGGCGCAGGCAGCCTTCCAGCAGGATGGCGGTCCACGCGTCATGCTGATCAATACCTTCGCTGGCGGGCTCGGTATCGACCTCGACCGCGCCGACTCGGTTCACATCCTGCAGGTGACCTGGGACCCCGACGACCAGGAGCAGGTCGAGTTCCGCATCGATCGTCGGGGGCGGACTCGTCAGGCTCAGATGGACATCTACTACTACTGGACCGTCAACACCGTTGACGAGATCATCAAAGACCTTCTCGAGACCAAGACAGAGATCAACGTAGACACCCTCGACCAGCGCCGCAAGGCGTACAAGGAGAATCAGTGATGACTCGGCGTGATGTTCTTACAGCAGCCCTGGTCGTAATAGGGCTGTGGGCACTGATGGGGCCGATCCGCGCCGGGATCGCTACCACCCCGGAGAATCAGCTCGCTGTCGAGACAGCTGCTTGGGTGAGCCAGGTGACAGGGGTCACATTGGAGCCCAAAGAGGTTCGAGCGGTGGACCAGTTCACATCTCCGAGCGTGACATTCGACGATGCCTGGGCAGTTGTGCCCTGGGCACCCGGCGACCTCGCCGCCAACTACACCGAGGTCCAGCGCGTGCTGGCGATCAACATCCGCTCGTTCGCTGTCCATCGCGGCAAGCGGCCGTGGTCCAAAGCATCGATGTACGCATTCCTCCACGAGGTGCTGCATCGCCACGTCCCGTACAACGATCAGGATCGATGGCTGGAAGAGGGACTCACCGACACTGTCACAGCTGACCTTTGGCCGGTGTGGGTGAAGAGGTTCGCCGGAAGGCGCAGGGCTCCGACGCTGGAGCTGGCCTATCCATTCGAGGTGGACGCGGTGCGGCGCACGTCGCTCGTCGCTACCGGCTCAGGCATCCACACCAATGCTGCCCGGCGCTGGCGCTGGCGGCTGTGGGGGCTGGACCCCGTTGCGCGCAGGGCTGCAATACAAGAAGTGCCTGCTAACCCCAACAATTTGCTCAGCGCGTACCTAGTAGGGTAGGCTTCCCAGGTCAGGTGAGAGCCTGCTGCACACGCGCAGAGCTGGGGTCGTACCCCGGACGGACGACCCCAGCTCAACCCTTACGAAGACGATCATAGAAGGAGCGATGACCAGACCTCTCGTCCGCACCAGCGAGCGTACCACGTTCACCCGATGCCAGCAGTCCTGGTGGTGGGCATACGTGGAACACCTCGCCCCCAAGACGGCTGCGCCTCCGCTGCGATTCGGCACCCTGATCCACAAGGCGCTGGAGCTGCGGTATCCACCCGGCATCAAGCGCGGCCCGCATCCTGCTCAGACGTTCGAGCAGCTTTACGAAGATGAACTCAAGACTCAGTGGGAGTACGGCTTCAAGGATGAAGACGGTACGTGGCACGACGCTCTCGAGCTGGGTGTCGAGATGATGAACAACTACGTCGATCACTTCGGTGAAGACGACGAGTGGGAAGTCATTGCCTCTGAGCAGGTGTTCCGCGTCCCGATCAAGATCGACAGGAAGGTGGCTTGCTACGCTGTCGGTACCTTCGACGGCGTGTGGCGGTACCGACCCAATCTGCGGCTGTTCCTCAACGACTACAAGACTGCCAAGTCGATCCAGACCAGCCACTTGCTGCTGGACGAGCAGAACGGGAGCTACTGGGCGTTCGCTCCCTGGTGGCTGCGCAAGCAGGGCATCATCGGTCCCAACGAGGATCTCGAGGGGATCGTGTACACCTTCTTGCGGAAGGCCAAGCGCGACGACCGCCCGCAGAATGAGGCTGGGCTCTACCTCAACAAGCCCACCGCCAAGGAGCTCAAGGAGTTCGGACCGGACTACCCTGGCTCGGTGTCGAAGAACCAGCCTCCGCCGCTGTTCCATCGCGAGGTGACGTACCGTACACCCAACGACCGCGCTGCGCTCATCGAGCGGTTCAAGCTTCAGTTCCTGAGGATGCAGGAGCTCAGGGCGAATCCTGACCTGGTGTACAAGGAGCCGGGGCGCAACTCGTGTTCGATGTGCAGCATGCGCGACATGTGCGAGCTGCACGAGGTCGGGGCTGACTGGGAGTCGTTCCGTGACTCCGTCATGAAGACCTGGGACCCGTATGCCGATCACGAGATCTACGACGAGGGCAAGCGGTGATTGTGCCCGTGCCCAAGCAGACATACCGCTGTGACTTCTGCGGTGAGCCCGACCTGACGAGCGGTTGGCTGTATCAGACGGTCGGCCCCATCATCATCACAGAGGCCAGCGGGCTGCCTCCGGCGATCATGGACCCGGTGTGGTTCGCGTGCACGCTGTGCCGAGCTTGCATCGAGGTCGGCAACATCGAAGAGCTCATCAACCGAGGAGCCGACGCATTGGTGATCCGCATGGGACATCCCATGGAAGAGTATCCCCGATTCAGGGCTCAGATTGGAGGTCTCATGGAAGTGTTCTTCCGAGCGCGGATTCCGGACTGGTGCCAGCGTGTCCAGTAGCGGACCCAAGCTCATCGGCCAGGACAAGAAGATCAACTTCATGCTCTATGGCCGGCCTGGCATCGGCAAGACACGCCTGGTCGGCGGGTGGCCGGACACCCTGATCCTGCGTCCGCCCGTAGACCACACACGCTCCATCCGTACGAAGAATGTGTATGAGTGGGTGATGCGCGACTGGGACACCATGAACGAGGCGTTCGAGTACCTGCGCCACGAGGCCAGCTCTGGCAAGCATCCCTGGGTGTGGCTGGACTCGATCAGCTTGTTCCAGGATATCGGTCTGGACGACATCTGGGACAGGGTGGTGGCTGAGAAGCCGCATCGCGCTCGCTACGGGCTCGACAAGGGCGAGTACGGCATCAACATGGACCGGCTGGCACGATGGGTGCGAGACGTGGTGGAGCTGCCCGGCTTCAACTTCGGTATCACGGCGCACCCCTTCGACGCTACGGATCCGGAGACCGGAGAGGTGCTCGCCATGCCATGGATCCAGGGGCAGCGAATGCCCCAGAAGATCTGTGGGTACATGAATGTCGTCGGCTACTACACCTTCGACTCCAAGGGGAGGCGTGTGCTCAAGTTCGACGCCAACCCCGACTACCACGCCAAGGATCAGACCGACCTGCTGGGTTCCGAGATGCTCGACCCGACCATGAGCAAGATCATGCAGAACCTCGGTCTGGGCAACACCACTCAGCGACGCACCCCGCGTCGCGCAACCAAGAGGAGCTGAGCCTCACATGGCCAAGCTGAAGTTCAACGTGTCTGACGTCGAGACCGGCGGCATGAAGCGGCTGCCCGCCCCGGCGGTGTACGAGATGAAGATCGAGGCCTGCGACCTCACGAAGCCGTCTGGCAAGGACGAGCGGCTGGAGGTCAAGTTCAAGGCTGTCGGCAAGAAGTGGACCGGGTATGCGTCCGTGTTCGAGTACATCAACGTGGAGTCCGCGCAGGCCGCGTGGAAGCTGCGTGAGTTCCTGGAGGCTGTCGGCCTCGTCAAGCCCGGATCGAAGAAGGCTGCCGGCGACCTCGACACCGACAAGCTCGTCGGCCAGACGATCAAGATCGCTCTGAAGCCGGACACCTACAACGGCGAGCCCTCGCCCAAGGTCGGCCGCATGATGCCGCTGGACGAGGAGGCGGAGGACGACGACGAGCCCGAGGACGAGCCCGAGGAGGACGATGAGGAGGGTGAGGAGATGGACCTCTCCGGCATGGACCTCGATGAGCTGATCGAGGTCGCCGAGGAGATGGAGCTGGACCCGGACGAGATCTTCGGGAAGGCCAAGTCCGACACCCTCAAGCGGAAGAAGCTCATCACCGCGATCGAGGAGGCCCAGTCCTCTGACGAGGACGAGGACGAGGACGAGGACGAGGAGGAGACGCTCCCGTACGAGGAGTGGGACCTCGCCGACCTCAAGGCCGAGTGCAAGTCGCGCGGCCTGAAGACCATCGGCAAGAAGGATGCCCTCGTGGCGCGGCTGGAGGCCGACGACGAGGAGTCGGAGGAGGGGCTCTAGTGGCCGAGGAGCTTCTCATCGAGTCGTCGGAGTCGGATGACTTCCGCACGACCGACATGTCACTGGCTGCCGTGCTCGACATGGACGGGCACAAGTTCCGTATGGAGTGGCTGCTGCCGAACGATCCGGAGGACACGCGTGTGTCTTGGGTGTTCGAGAACACCAAGCGCGTCCGCGAGATCTCTGCTCGTTACGAGCAGCAGAAGGTGAAGGTCGAACCGCGCAGCTTTCAGCGGCACATCGCTGCGGTGCGGTCCGTGATGTACTCCTTCATCGACTCCAAGTCGTCCGGTGCCCAGTAGCGCAGAGAAGCTCCTCGCGCCTTATCTGGCTGGTCCGCCGCGCGAGCGGGGTGAGCAGGACATGTACTGTCCTACTCATCCCGACTCCCGGCGGAGCGCCACCGTCAACTTCGAGAATGGAGTGTGGTGGTGTGGCAAGTGCGGTGGAGGAAGCCTCAAGGATCTCGTGAAGGCATACGAGGATTGGGCTCCGCCTCCTGGTGGGAGCCAGCAGACTAGGACGGGCGACGAGGATCTTCCGAGTGAGAAAGTAGTCGCGAGCTGGAGTCGGCGGCTGCTGAGGGACGAGTCGCTACACGGTATGTTGGTTGGCCGGCGTGGCATCACTCGTGATACGATGAAGAACTATGAGATCGGATGGGACGATGACCAAGGGGTCTTCACCATCCCTGTGCGTGACGCGGAAGGCCAGCTGGTGAATGTGCGGTTCTATGACCTCAATCCGCAGCGGACGGGCCGGAAGATCTGGCAGGTGCGCGGGCACAGTGAGCCCAGACTCTATCCGATCGATATCATGGCCGGCGATCCGCAGCAGATCATCATCTGTGAGGGTGAGTGGGACGCACTCATCACGATCCAGTCTGGCTTCCCCGCGATCACCCGCACCGCCAGCGCTGGGACCTGGATGGGCTCCTGGAATACGCTGTTCAAGGACAGAGTGGTCTATCTCTGCCATGACTGTGACGACACCGGATCCAAGGCCAACACCAAGGTCGGTCGAGCCCTGGCTCGCATTGCAGCCGAGGTGAGGGTGGTGGTGCTTCCGTTCCCGCATACGGAGAAGCATGGCAAGGATCTCTCGGACTTCTGGACGGAGGGTGGTACCCCCGAGCAGTTCCAGCGGCTGCTCGCGGACGCACTCCCCTGGGACTCGGATAAGCTGCACCCCGAGACCTTGGACCCGTATGACGCTGACGTGCTGGACTCGTTCGACTCTGAGCGACTCGGTAAGCCGCTGCGGCTCACCGTCACCATCAAGGGGAAGCGCGAGCCTGGGTACTCGGTGCCCAAGGAGGTCGAGCTGACCTGTACACGCGACGCCGGGGAGAAGTGTCTGCGCTGTCCGCTGTTCGGGGCTGAGGGGGATGACACACTCGACATCGAACGCGGCGATCCCATCGTGCTCGAGATGATCAACTCAACCAAGCCGCAGCTCACGAACCTCATCCGTGAAACGTATGGCGCGGTGAAGTGTGACAAGCTCGACATCACGGTCACTCGCTACCAGGCCATTGAGACCCTGTACGCTCGTCCGTCTGTAGAGCACACCAATGCGGATGGCGCAGGCGCATACAAGAACATCAAGATCACGTCGGTCGGACGTCACGACACCCTCCCCAACAACACCGTCCAGGTGGTCGGAGCGTTGCATGTAGATCCGCGCACACAGGGCAATGAGTTCCTCGCGTGGGACCTCAGCCCGCTGCGCACCTCTGTGGATGCATTCGACTTCCGGCAGGAGGACATCAAGCTGCTCCGCCGATTCCGTCCGCGCGGGAACCAGCGCCCCCTCCGCAAGCTGGGCGACATCGCACGCGAGCTGAGCGCCGGAGTGACACGCATCTACGGACGCACCGAGATGCACGCGCTGATGGACTTGGTGTGGCATAGCGTGTTGGCGTTCCGCTTTGACGGTGAGCTACAGCCCCGAGGATGGCTGCAGGCGCTGGTCGTGGGGGACACTGGTACGGGTAAGTCGGAGACCAGCCAGCGGCTCGCTGCGCACTACGGGGCGGGTGAGGTGGTGGCGTGTGAGACGGCGTCGTTGGCCGGCGTCGTCGGTGGTCTGCAGCAGTTCGGCGGGAAGTCGAATGAGTGGGCCATCACATGGGGCGCAATACCGCTGAACGACCGGCGGCTCGTCGTGCTCGATGAGGTGAGCGGGCTGAGCACTGAGGACATCAGCTCTATGTCTCAGATCCGTAGCAGCGGGCTGGCTGAGCTCACCAAGATCCAGACGGAGCGCACACACGCTCGGACACGACTCCTGTGGCTGGGGAATCCTCGGCAGGGCAAGATGCGCGACTACACCTACGGCATCCAGGCTATCCGGCCGCTCATCGGTGCATACGAGGATATCCGCCGGTTCGACCTGGCGATGTCTGTGGCGGCTGGCGACGTGGCGACAGAAGTCATCAACCAGACCTACCACGCTGCCAGCCTCACCCACACCGCTGAAGCATGCCAGGCGCTGATACGCTGGGTGTGGTCGCGGACCGAGGACCAGGTGGTGTGGGCGGAAGGCGCGGAGCAGTGCGTGTACCGGCTCGCTCAGGAGATGGGTGAGCGGTATGTGGACGACCCTCCGCTGGTCCTCCCTGCTGACATCCGCATGAAGATCGCTCGCGTGGCGGTCGCGCTCGCCGCCCGCACATTCAGCTCTACAGAGGACTACGAGTCCATCCTCGTCACACGCCAGCACGTCAAGGACGCTGTGGCCTTCATGGACACGCTGTACTCGATGAAGGGATTCGGCTACCGGGAACGCAGTCATGAGTTGATCACCGACGCCGAGCATGCAGACCAGAACACCGCTCAGATCCGCGACTACATCCGGCAGCAGCCTGGGCTCTCGAAGTTCCTGACTTCGAACCCCAGCTTCCGCCGACCGGATCTCGAGGAGGTTCTCAACGTCCACCGGGACATGGCGAACCTCATCATCAACACGCTGTGGACCGCTCGCATGGTTCGTAAGGAGGGTGGCAACATCAAGGTCGAGCCTGCCCTCCATGACATCCTCAGGGAGACAAGGTGACCAAGCCCATCAAGCGCGGATCGAAAGTTCGCGTGATCGAGGCGCACACAACCCAGTACGGCAACACCATCCCCGTCGGCGCTGAGGGGCAGGTGTCCCTGAGCATCGCGGGATACGAGTCCGACTGCCGGACCTACATCAATCTGTGGATCCAGTTCCCTCGCAAGAGCGGAGCCTGGATTCCGAACACGAAGCTGGAGGCAATCTGATGAACATCGCCGTGCTCGGGGCTGGGCCTGCTGGCCTGATTGCCGCGCACGCCTGCCGCTCGCTTGGGCATGACGTGGCCATTCTCTCGAAGAAGCATCCGTCCCCGGTGGGTGGCGCGATGTACCTGCACAAGCCGATCCCAAACACCCCGATGGAGCTGGGGCCGGACGGGGCTGTGCTGTATCGTCGTCTCGGTCTGAAGGAGTACTACGCGCTCAAGGTCTACGGCGACCTGATGGCGCCGGTCAGCTGGGACTCAATGCCCGCCGACAACGAGCCCGTGGACGCGTGGGACTTGGTGCGCTGGTACGGATATCTGTGGGACATGTACGAGGACCTCATCCAGCCCGCTGTCCTCGGTCCGCTCAGTCCGCTCCATTTGGTCGGCGAGTATGACTACGTCATCAACGCTGTTCCGCTGAAGGCGCTGTTCCCCAACTGGAACTACCGATCGGTGGAAGTGTACGTGACGCCGGCCACTGGCATCGGGCAGAACTCCATCATCTACGACGGACAGCCTCACACCCCTGGGTGCCGCTACAGCTGCCTGTTCGGGAAGGCGTGGTGGGAGTCTGGCGCACCCATGAGCCCGGACTCCATTCGCATCACCAAGCCGGTGTCCGTGGCCATCCCGAGCCAGATGCAGTTCGGTGAGGCTGACTGGCTCAACGTCGGCCGGTTCGGCAAGTGGGACAAGAACGTGCTCCTCAGCGACGTGTGGGATGAGGTCGTGAATGCTCTGCACTAAGTGCTCGCGGCCGATCCTCCCTGTGGTCGCCATCGACATCGACGGCACCCTCGGAGACTACCACGGTCACTTCATCGAGTTCGCCGAGGCGTACCTCGGGCACTCGCTGCCGCGTGACTACGACGGAGTCGGCGAGTTCAGCGACTCGCTCGGGATCCCCAAGGCCACCTACCGCGAGGTCAAGCTGGCCTATCGCCAGGGCGGAGGCAAGCGGTGCATGCCGGTGGACCCGTTCGCGTACCAGCTGATGTACTCGCTGCGGACGCAGGCGGAGGTATTCATCACGACGACCCGCCCGTACCTGCGGCTGGACTCAACCGACCCCGACACGCGGCACTGGTTGCAGCGTCATCGCATCCAGTACGACGGGCTGCTCTACGACGAGGACAAGTACACCGTCCTCGCCGGCATCGTCCACCCCGACCGCGTGGTGGCAGTACTGGACGATCTCAAGTCGCAGCTGGACTCCGCCGAACGCCAGTTCGGTCCGGTAGGGTTCCTCCGTAGGAACCACTGGAACCGTGGGCTGATCCACGAGCGCACGGTCTTCACGCTCCGCGAGGCGGAGCTGTACATCATAGACCGTATCAACAAATGGAAGGAGCAGCACGCATGAGCCTCCCGCCCCCGGACCCGATCGGGGCCACCCTGGACATGCTCGGCATCCCGGACACACTGACCAACCGGCAGCAGCTGGACGTCATGTTCAGGGCGCTGAAGATCTACGTCAACCGGAACGAGCAGCGTGGCGACCTGTGGGCCAGCTTCGATGTTGCTGACGCCACGCATCACGTCCGCTCGAAGGCTGCTCGGTTGATGCACTCCGTGACTCAGCCCACACCGAGCGCTGAGGCCGAGGCGCTGGACTCCGCGCTGGACGGCATCAACTACAACGTCTTCGCCGCCCGCTACCTGCTGGGGCTGATGCCGTGATCGACTTCCTCAACACAGTGGCCCTGGTTATCGGGTGGATCATCTTGGGCTCGCTGGGGCTGGTCTGTGTGCTGGCCTGGCTTGCTGTGGTATTCTCGCCCAAGCCTCCGCAGAGGTTCAAGTTCTGAAATGGGCCTCGGCAACGAACACATCAAGGGCAAGGCGTTCGAGCACTGCCACCACGACCATCCAGTCCTGGTGCGGCGTGAGATGCGCCAGCGGAGCATCGCCTCCCGCAGAGTCGGTAACCGCAAGCCGATGCGGTTCGTCAGCCTGCATCACCACAGCACCTTCAGCTATCTGGACGGGTATGGGCTCCCCGAGGCTCATATCCGTCGGGCTGAGGAGCTACAGATGTCTGCGCTCGCCATGACCGAGCACGGCAACATCGCCAGCCACGTCAAGCTCGAAGCGGCTGCAGAGCAGTCCGGCGTCAAGCCGATCTACGGATGCGAGATCTATACCGGGAAGGTCGGCCCTGAAGCCACCCAGCGCAAGAACCATCTCACCGTACTCGCGAAGAACGACATCGGGTATCGCAACCTGATGCGGCTGGTGTCGTTGAGTAACTCAGCTGGGTTCTACTACGAGCCGACGGTGGACTGGGACATGCTCAATGCGCACAAGGAGGGGCTCATCGTCCTCTCCGGGTGTACGGGGTCGGCGCTGTTCACCAGCCTCGTCGGCGGGAAGCACATCGCCCCCGAGGACGCGAGCTACGCTCGTGGCAAGGCGCTCGCTCGCCGGTTCAAGCGTTGGCTCGGGGACGCCTACTATCTTGAGGTTCAGGCCTTCCCCGAACTGGAGATCACCCGTCGTGCGAACCATATGATTGCGCGTATCGGGCGCGAGCTGGGGATCCCGCTGGTGGCGACGCTGGACTGCCACTACACCGTCTACACCGAGTCAGAGATCCAGCAGGTCCTCCACAACATCCGCCCCGGTGAGCGTCGCACGCTGGAGGAGATGGCGCGGGACTGGGGCTATGACGTTCAGCTGTGCCCTCCGCCCAACGACAGGTCCGTCTACCGGAAGCTGCGCGACACCGGGCTCAGTCATGAAGAGGCTGTGCAGGCTGTCGTCAATACCGAGCTGATCGCGCAGGAGTGCAACGTCACCCTCCCCAAGCTCCCCATGGTGAGGTACCCGTCTGACGATGGCCGGCCTGGCAGCGAAGTGTGGCGCGACTGGCTGGAGGCTGGCTGGGCATACCGCAAGTGCGACCAGCTGCCCGCTGACGAGCAGGACAGGTACCGCACTCAGCTCCGCAAAGAAGTCGCCATCATCGAGGACAAGGACTTCACGGACTACTTCCTGATTGTGTCGGACGCCGTCCGCTACGCCAAGGACCACGGCATCGTCGTCGGCCCGGCACGTGGCTCTGCGGCTGCCTCGCTGGCGTGCTGGTTGCTGCGCATCACGGAGATCAACCCGATGCTGTTCCCGGACCTGGTGTTCGAGCGGTTCATCGACGTGAGCCGAGCTGACCTCCCCGACATCGACCTCGACTTCGACTCCGACCGGCGGCACGAAGTGCGCGAGTACCTGGTGGCGAAGTACGGGGCAGAGTGCGTCAGCAACATCGGTACCTTCACGTACTTCAAGTCGAAGCTGGCGCTGGACGATGTGGCCAGGGTGCACCGCATCCCCAAGCACGACATCGACGTCATCAAGGGGCTCCTCCTGGAGCGCAGCTCCGGTGACCTCCGCGCGAGCGCGACCATCGAGGACACAGTCAGCCAGTTCGACGAAGCCGGTGAGGTCCTCACGCGCCACCCCGAGATCACGCTCGCCATGGACCTGGAAGGAAACGTCAAGCAGTTCGGCGTGCACTCAGCTGGGCTCGTCATCTCCAACGGTCCGATCTCAGACGTCACCGCCGTCATCAACCGCACTGTGAACGGGCAC